CGCAACTTTGACCGTGGGTAATTACAGCTGGCAAGGATTCGTGGCAAAAGACGATGAAAATATTTGCATCGCGCAAGGCAAAATCTTAGTCAAAACAGGCTTTGTCGGACTCGAAATAACTGACCAAATTGACAACCGTTCAGCTATTAAAATTGCACTTGATGCGATTGATGCGCTGTTGGCGAACAAAGCCACACTTGACCAACAAAGATATGTCATCGGTAACCGTCAATTAGATAGAATCCCAATTCCTGATTTATTAAATTTACGCAAAGAATATCAAAAACTTTACAATCAGGAATTACGCGCCGAAGCTGCTAAGAATGGCAAGTTCAAAGTTTTCACGCCGTATTATGCGAGATTTAAAAGACCGGAATAAAAATTATGTTTGAAACTTTAGAAAAATATATGACCGAAACTGAGCGGGAACAATTTCAAGCGGTTGAATCCCAACCTGAAATTATTTCACCTGCCAAAAAAGCTAAACGGCGATACAATGCGGCGCGATGGGATCGAACTACCTCTGATTGGATAGCAACTTCGCACACTCACAACTATATTTTGCGAAATGATTTGCGTCGTCTGCGTGACCGTTCCCGTGACCTCTCAAAAAATGACCCGTATGCTAAGAAATTTCTTGGTTTGATTCGCAATAATGTCATTGGCACGGGTGTCACTTTGCAGGTTCGGGCAACCGATAACCAAAAAACAAGCGATGCACAAGTTGCCCGTGATGCTAAAACATCGGCTTTAATTGAAGCTAAATTCAAAGAATGGAGCAAAAAAGAATTTTGTAGTGCATCCGGGAAACTCTCATTTCGCAAAGCGCAAAGATTGGCAATTACGCAAGTTGCCCGTGATGGTGAAGTTCTGGTTCGCAAAATTTACGGACAAAACAAATTCGGCTTTTCCATCAAACTTTATTCGGCGGCGTGGTTGGACGAAAATTATAATCTGACTTTGCCGAACGGCAATCGAATCATTATGTCCGTTGAGGTTGATGATTTCGATAAACCGGTTGGCTATTGGCTGACCCCGCCGCCTGATAATTATCAGCGCAGATACAGCGGCGGCAATCGCCCTTTTCGGGTTGATGCGTCTGAAATAGTTCATTTCTTTTTGATAAACGATGACGAAGAGCAAACCCGTGATGCGCCGTGGCTTCACGCTTCGATGTTGCGGTTGAAAATGTTCGACGGTTATGAAGAAGCGGAATTGGTTGGCAAACGGATTGAGGCTTGCCAGATGGGTTTTATTGTTCCGCCGGTTGATGAAAATGCCGAGCCGATGGCAGATGATGAAGATTTACAGGTTGAAAATCAAATCATTGATGCTGAACCCGGAATGTTCCAACGCTTGCAACCGGGTGATAGTTTTCAATCATTTACCCCAAAAGTTGACGGCGGTGCTAACGATTTCAAAGAAACTGCTTTGCGCGGAGTTGCTGCCGGTGCTGAAATTTCCTTTCACTCATTAGCTTCAAATTTGACCAAAGTAAATTATTCGTCTGCGCGAATAGGTTCACTCGAAGACCGCGATAATTACGAGAGTTTGCAGGAAGATGTTATCGAAGATTTTTGCGAACCGATTTTTGCGGCGTGGTATGAATCCGCATTTTTAAGTGGTCAATTACAGATTTCCTTAAAGGATTTTGAACGCTTCAAAAATCCGATTTTCCGCGCCCGTGGCTGGAAATGGGTTGACCCTGCAAAAGATGCAGATGCGGCGCGAACCAGTTTGGAAGATAAAACCACAACTTTGACTGATGTGCTGGGCGAAAAAGGGATTGATTTGGAAGACCATCTTCGCACACTGCAAAAAGAAAAAGAATTGGCGGCAAAATACGGCATCGAATTGGATTATTCACGCAATCCGGTTCAGCCGAATCCCAATCCGCCGCCTTCTGATACAACAACCGAATAATTCTTTTGACCCCCCCTAAAAAAATAAATTTTTTATTTATTTATGATGAAACCGAAGTCAATTGCTTCGGTTTTTTCTATGCCTAACTTCGATAAAAAGAAAATTTTAGCTAAACCGCTTGAACGGTCAACTGCGATTTTGACTCGCGCTGATCTTAATGTTGATGAAGAAAACCGCACGGTTGAACTTTCCTTCGCGTCCGATGCGCCGATTTACCACTGGTTTGGCTATTTGATTCTTGACCATTCGCCATCCAGTTGCCGATTAGACCGGCTTAATAATAGCGGTGCGTTGCTGTGGGCACACGATAGAAATTTGCAAATCGGTTCGGTCTCGAACACCCGTTTAGAAAATGGCAAAACCAAAGCTACTGCCAAATTTTCCCGCGTCGGATTGGGAGCCGAAAAATTTCAAGATGTTTTAGACGGAATATGCCGCACCACTTCATTCGGTTTCAACATTTACAGCATTGACCCCGAAGTTGGTAATGATGGCAAACAAATGATGATCGACGGCGAACCTGTTTATCGAAGCCGTGATTGGGAGCCGTTCGAAGTGACACTTGAACCGATTCCCGCTGATACAGGCGTGGGAGTCAACCGAAATCTGAAACGCGATGATGCGAGCTGTTGCCCTGAATGCGGCGGTGAATGCTGTCCCGAATGCGGAGCTTGTTTAGCTCCCGATTGCGAAGCCGAAACTTGCACTTGCGAACCACAAAGAGTTTTACAAACAAACGCCACTCAAGCGGTGCGCGAATTAACTGAAAATAAAACGGAGAATAATATGCCTGATTTAACTGAAAACCCAACAGGGCAAAATCCTGTTACCCAAACTGCCGTTGTTGCACGCACTGCTGAAATGATTCAATACGGCGAATTATTTGGCGAAGGCGAACTTGCCCGAACTTTAGTTCTGGAAAACCCCCAGACCACGCAAGTTGAAATCGGTCAAGCCATCATTGCCAAGCGTGCCGCCAGTCAAACAATCATACCGCCAACTGCGCCCGGAACTGTGGCAGCCAATCAAGGTGGCGGAAATATTGTCGAGCTTGCCCGGTCGAGTTATCTTGGCGGTCCGCTCAAAGCATTCAAAGGTGAAAAATCACTTGAACGTGCATACAAAGCCGGAATGTCGCTGTTAGCTGCGCTTCGCAAGGATGATGCCGCTATTACATTTTGCCGTGAACACGGAATTGCTTACAACCGAACTCAAAGCGGAAATGATAATGCCAAAGGCGGCGTTTTTGTTATTCCCGAAGTCGAAAGCGCAATCATTGATTTGCGGATCGAATACGGCGTGGCTAGAAAGAATTGCCAGGTTGTGCCAATGGCTTCGGATACCAAAATTATCCATCGCAGAACAGGTGGTTTAACTGCCTATCCGGTTGGCGCAGGTCAAGCCGGAACTCAAAGCACTGCAACCTGGGATGATATTGAACTCGTTGCCCGCAAATGGATGGTGCTTGCCAAAATTGAAGACGAACTTCAAGAAGATGCGGTCATTAATTTTGCCGATACTTTGGTCAGTGAAATCGCTTATGCGTTCACCTATGCTGAAGACAATGCTCTTTTCAATGGCGATGGAACTTCGACTTATCACGGAATTGTTGGAATTCTCAGCAAAATTGCCGCCGCAACTGCCGGATTAAAAACTGCAAGTGGTAATGCCTGGAGCGAAATTACCCGTCAAGATTTGCTTGGCGTAGTTGGTTTATTGCCACAATTTGCCCGTAAGTCGGGCAATGTCAAATGGTTCTGTTCACACGAATTTTGGGCAAATGTTCTGGAAGTCATTGCTACCGCCGCCGGTGGTGTTACTCATGCCGAAATGCACGGTGAATTAGTTCCTGTTTTCTTTGGCAAACCCGTTGAAATTGTGGAAGTAATGCCGCATACCGAAGCAAATTCACAAATTTGTTTGCTTTACGGAAATATGGCACAAGCTGCAACGATGGGCGACCGTCGCGGTGTAACTGTCAAAATGACGGATTCAAACGATACCGATTTTGAGAAAGATTTGGAAACCGTTAAAGGAACTGAACGCTTTGACCAAAATGTCCACGATGTCGGTAATACATCCGTTGCAGGTCCACTGGTTGGCTTGATCACCGCAGGTTCATAAGAACTTAGCTGAAAAGAAATCACGCGGGGCGTAACGCTCCGCTTTCATCTTGCAATTTTAGAATTTGAGGATAAGAAAATGAATGATTTACAGAATGTAAAAACAGTTTGGATTACGAAACCAGCCGCAATTGTGGACAATGCCGCTTTTACAACTGACACAATTGATACCAAAGGTTTTTCCAAAATGCGGATTGTTGTAGGGCTTGGGGCTTTAGATATTGCCATTGCAGCCTTAAAACTTCGCCAATCGGATGATTCAGGAATGAGCGGTGCGGCTGATGTTTCAGGTGCTGATTTTTCAGTTTCGCCTTTAACTTTGCCATCCGCTACTGACGACAACAAACTTTATGCCATTTTCGTTGATTTGCGAGGTAAGAAACGCTATCACGATTTGTCATTAACAGGCGGAGATGGAGCGGCTGGAACTTTTGCCGTTGCTTGGGTTGATTTGTATGGCGCAAGCGAACATCCGAATTCAGTAACTGAACGTGGATTTGCACAAGAAGCATTCGTCTAAAAATGGAAATTAAAACGCTCAAAATTCGGATGTTGGTCAGTCGTGGCAATCCTTCGGGCGGTGCGATAATCCGCGCCGGAGCAACGATTGAAATAGCCGAATTTTGGGCAAAAAAATTCATTGCCGAAGGTTCTGCCGAACTGGTTGAAGAG